ATATTTCTGCTTTTTTGGTATCTTTTTGGAAGTTTGCATCAACATCTTGAGATTGTGCTTCCAAATCTGGTTCCATTTGCATATCTCCCATCATTCCCATTTCTTCACCACCATCTGGGAGTGGTTCACCAGTGATTGGATCAATAGAATTTGGATCTGGAATTATTCCGTCTTTAATTTCCTTTTCAATTTGAGTATCAATTTCTTTAATTTCTTCATCAGTTTGGCGAAGAATTTTTCTTCTGACATAATCAACAGAATAATATTTACCAATATAAGGTTCAATAGTTGCTAATGTACCAAGACGTTCATTCATTAGTTCAGATTCTTTTAATTCTGCAAACTGATTATCATACAGAAAATCATATTGAATATGATCTGAAATTTTATCCCAATCTTCTAATGATACAATATTTTTGAGAATCAATTGTGTCTTCAACATGTCCGTAAACATATTTGCAAAACGTTTACGCAATCTTCCAACAAATTTTGTGAACTTCAATTCATCTCTAAGAATTTCTGATGAACGCCCTAAATTAAATCCACCATCAGCAGCAATTCTGGATTCTGGAACTCCAAGAGAACGATAAAGTTTTTTCTGGAAATATTCAATATCCGAAAGTTCACCTAGATTTTGACCACCAGGAAGAGTTGTAATTTCGGTTCCTCTACCACCTTCGCGGCGAGGAAGCCAAAAATCTTCCAACATACTCATAAATTTGCGGTCATCTCTAACCTCACCATTTTTGGAATCGTATACTAATTTATTTCTATATCTACTCATTACATCACGTAGATATTGTTCTGCCTTTACCTTGGGGAGATTGCCAACGTCAATGTAGAAAATTCTACGCTCAGGTGCGCGTGATAGTCTATAGATAACAAGAGAGTCTTCAATCATGCGGAGTTGATTGAGTGACTTGATTGCTTTATGCAAATATGAAAGTATAGTTCCTTTATTTCTATCTACTAATCCAGAAGTACAGTAAGTAATACTGTCTTTTGCAATTCTAACCCCTTTATTTGTCGTAGATCCAGGTGACATTGTTCCAGGATATGTTGCCTGGGGAGTATATACATAATACTCTTCTATCTCTGGATTTATATCAAATTTTTCGTTAGTTTTATTAATTGGTTGTAATCGATTTTTATCCTTATCTTGTTTTTTCTGCTTTCTAATATGACGCATTTTCATGGGATCAATATATCTTATCTCTTGAATCCCATCAGATGCATTTTTTGGATCAATAATTTTTAAATAATAAATTCTACCATCAACATACCAATTTCTGAATATCTCATGACATTTTTTGTCAAAATCCATCAATTCTTTGATGTATCTAAATTCTTCTCTAATTTTTTCTTTTATTTTATCGCTAGCGTTTAAATTTGAAAGCTCAATTTCTACGGGAGAATCGTATAAATCACTTACAATTGCTTCATTTACTACATCTTCAATAGCACCATCACATTCTGGATGGAGTGCCATTTCCCTATATCTTTTTATTAGATCACTTTCTGTTCTATAAACACCTTCAATATCTAGGTATTGTCCATAAAACCCACTACTTACAAAATTATCAACCCCGTCCTCATTAGACTTGGGGACGGGGGAAATAATTTTGGATTTATCCTTCTGATCCTCAATAGAAAAACCAAATAGTCTTGGCATAGTATAAAATTAGAATGAACTCGTTAGTAGTTATTTATTCAACTAACTAACTTGTGGATCAGCTGATTTCTGGTTTAGTGCTATCAGAAGTATCTGCTATAGCTTCCCAATATTGAACTTGGAATTCAACAGTATATTCTTCAATAGTATCTGTTGAATCCATAGAAAGGTCAATTTGACCAACATTGGTTGGGAAAATACCTTCAAACTTGTATTCTCTCATTGAAGCACCAGCTCTGTCCAACTGCTTAACAGTTGCAGACTTTTGATACGTATTTGGATCAACTTCTCCAGTAGCATCACTGATTCTACTGATTCCATTCATCCATTGCTCAAATGCAGTTCTGATTTTGAAGTCAACATCATTTAAAACTGTGATAGTCCAAGTATCAAATGTTCTTTCTCCAGCAACTTTAAGTGTTCTTCCTCTAAAAGGAATTTCAACAGGAGTGATATTTGAAGCTGGAAGTTGTGCAGCTTTAACCATGAATGTTAAGAGACTCTCATTTCCAGTGCTAGTTGTAGGAGCAGTGATTGCTTGAGTCTCATCTCCAACTGCTAATGAATCTGGGAACGTAACACTAACCTCAAATAGATTAGGTCTTGCACCACCACCAATAAGTGCTGCCTTAAAATTGTCTAACGTCTTTAATGCCATTAATCTTTCCTCGTTTTAATTATTTTGAATAGGTTAATAAAGTGAAATCAAACATTACCAACAACTTCATTAAACTCAATGCCACTTCTTGTTGCAACGAATGTTAATCCAATAAAGTTAATAGAACGAGATGGTTTAATGTAGATGTCTGCAACAAATTCGTTGTTATCGATAATTGCGGCAGTGTTGTTCGTTCTGTCACAAACAACTCTATAATCCTGAATACCTCTTTGTGCCTGAATGTTTCTGAGGAAAGGATCAACAATGTTTACGAAGTTAGATCTTGTTATGTCATCATTGAATTCAAATAACTGATCATCAGCAGCTGCTCTAATTGCATCTTCAACATAGATGAACAATCTACGAACATTAATACGATCAAATGCAGATGCTTTAGCAAGTCCTGTTTTATCACCAAACAGAATAATTCCAGATCCTGGTGAGAAAATTACAGGGTTAATTCTTGCAGAATAAAGGCGATCTCTTTCAGTCTTAGATGGATTATATGCAAGTTTAACTGCATTTAATACTGCACCTCTAGAAGTTCCTGCAGGAGAGACCCATGAAGCATTTGTTACATCATTTCTTGCACAAATTCCCGCAATATCACCATTTAAAGGTACATATCTAAAGGTCTTTGCAAATCTATCATACATGTACTTATATCCACTATCAAAAATGGCATAAGACGATGATGGAACTGAAGAGTAGAAAGAAACTACATTATCAGTCATTGAAGTTGAACTTAAAGGAGTATATTCCTTACTACCAGAGTTTTTCAGAATAGAACCCTTATTTGGACTAATAAATGCAACAGCATCCTGTCTTTGTTCAGCAACTGAAATTAACTTTGAAGCAAGTGCTTGTCCTTCTTCTTTTGTATGTGCTGCAGAACCCATGAGTAAGAAATCTACATCATAGAGTTCAGTATTGGTTAATAGATCATAACCAGCAACTAAACCAGATAATTCCGCTTTAAGTGCACCAGTGGTTCCTAAATCATATTTACCGTCATAGTTTAAACCATCACCTAATTTGAATGTTGTGTTTCCAAGCATTCTGTAGGCTTTTCCATCAACTACAGGTGCATTCCAAGCAGTTCCTGTATCAACAGCGTTATTTGCGGCAAGTCCAATATCAGTAGTAGATGTTAAACCAACCCATCCTGCGGATGCACCACCACTCATTGCTGCTACACCACGTGGTTCTGCACCAGTGAAGATATATTCAGAATTTTCTGAAATATACTTATTCCAGTAAGAAGAACTACCTGCAGCGTAAATGGCATCGGATGCCTTGGAAAGAGAAACGTGCTTCTCTAAAATAGTATTTCTGTTTCCAGTAATTGATCCAGTTCCGTCGATTACTACAACGTGAACTTCATCAAATCTTGCTCCACGATCAGCAGCAAATCTAGATGTTCCTGGTCTAGGTGCTAATGTATTCCAAGAAATTGTGGTATTTCCTAAAGTAACCTTTTGTGCATCAAACCAATCACTTTGTGCTGTGAATGATGGTGATGCTGCTACTACATTCGAGTTGTTGAATACAGTAACATCTCCCGAATCTTTGAATCTATATACACCACGTGGTTCATAATCGGTAACTACAGCAGTTCCACCTGCAGCAGTGTAATCCAATACTTTAACATCTAATGTGCTGGAACCAACTCCAGTAACAACACCCCTCAATACACCATCAAGTTCAGATGTAGTTCCAGAACCAACTGCAACAACGCCACTAAGGCTCATTGTTATACCAAAACCAACTTCTACACTAGCTGTAGCAATACCACTAAGGATTTGATCAGCACGTCCATCAATGATGGCAACATTCAAACCATTTGCCCATGATCCTGGGTTTCTGGCAGATGCAATTTGTGACATTGCAGTTTCATTATATCCTTTATTGATATAATCTTGCTCACTATTAATTTTTGCGGATGTTCCAACTCCAACTGTTGCGTTTGATAAGCTGGTACCATCTGATCTAATGACCATCAATCTTCCACCATATGCCATATATGATGATCCTGTAAACCATGACTCGTAGTGACCATCTACCTGTCTTGGTTGACCGTAATTAGACAGCAACTCCTGCTCATTATCAATAACAAAACCTTCTTCAACTGGACCTTTTTCAAAAGGTGAAACAATGGCTGCTACGGCATCTGAAGTTGGATCTACTCTACCAATGGTTACATCAACTTCCTTTAAAACAACTCCAGGAGATGCTAAATTTAACGGCATCTTCTTGACTCCTATCAGAAATATTCTAAAATTATTTATTAAAATGGGTAGTTCTGATGGGGAAACACTACGCGAACACTATCACCAGTCTGGATAGTCTTGCATCATATATTTTTCATATTTTTTATCATACAGTTCTTTTGCTTTTTTGTTCCTAGCTCTATTTTTTCTTATTCTTTGAATTGTACATTCTTTACATTCATATGAATACGAAGATGGTAAAGATTTTCT